CTCGCGTTCGTTGGCCAGATCAAAGGGTTGTTGGAGACCAATGAGCTGATTAGGGCGCTGTGGCCTGAGCGGCTTCCGACGAGAACTACCGGCCCAGGGATCTCCTGGAGTGCCACAGGACTGACACTGGTCCGCAAGGGTAGCTATAAGGAGCCTACGTTCTTCCCCATTGGCGTTGGGGGAGCTGCTACGTCGAAGCACTTTACCCGCATTACCCTGGACGACTTGATTGGCTTGGAGGCTCGTAGGTCTCGGACCGCGATGAAGAACACGATCGTATGGAACAATAACGTAGAGGCGCTGGTCGTCAACGCTCGTGATACCATCATCGAATGGGTAGGGACCCGATGGATGATTGACGACCTGTATGGTGATGTTATCGATACGTACGGCGACGATCTGGGAATGTTCCATCGGACCTGCTATAATCCCGATGGGACCTTGACGTTTCCTGAGCTGATGTCTCACGAGTTTCTAGAGCGCATGAAGCGGAAGGACTATTCTCAATTCTCCGCGCAGTACCTGAACGACCCTGAGGCTGGCGAGAACAGGGACTTTGACTTTGCACGGCTAGGGACATTCCATCGGGACCACCGTGGCATAGTGTTTTGGGAGGATCGGGGTGAGATGAAGATGTTGGACCCGATGCGGCAGATGGATCGAGTGATGTCTGTTGACCCTAACGGCGGAAAGAAGGCGGCTAAAGATGAAGCGGCGATCTCTGTCCTGGGACAAGGGCCTGCACCTGACGCGTTTGTCTTTTCTTTGGACAGCTATGGCGGTCGTCCTAATCCTTCTGAGCTCTTGGATCAAGTCATCGCGATGTACCAGAAGTGGCGGCCAAGAGTCATCGCCGTCGAAGAAGCTGGACAACAGACAACCTTATTCCACCTCCAGGAACGTTTCAGGGCGTCTGGATTCCCCGACATTATCGTTGCCAGTAAGCCAGCGAACCAGGATAAGGAGGAGCGGATCAGGGCCTATGTTCAACCTGTCATAAACGACTTCCGCTTGAAAGTGCCAACGAATCAGGTAGAGCTACGCACTCTGATTGAGAAGTTTCCAGTGCTGAGCAACGTAGACCGGCTGGATGCGTTAGCCTATGCAGTACCATTGCTTCGCACACCAGCCTCACAGCAAGAAGAGTATGAGTATCGGAAGTCCGTGCGTAACGTTCTCAAGCGGCGCAGCCGCATCACAGGATATTAGCCATGATACCTGAAGGACAGTACAGTCAGGAGCGCCTAGATAAGCTGTCCCGCATGCTTGTGGTGCAACTGCGCAACGCCCAGAGTGCTCGAGCACCCCTGGAGCAGAAGTGGCTCCAATACGAGAGAGCATATCGTCAGGAGCCTGAGTTTGCTAAGAAAGACTTTCCTTATGAGAACTGCTCAAACCTCGTGGTCCCACTGATCCCAACAGACACCGACAAGGTGTATTCATGGATCATGGCTATGCTGTTCGGGCAGAGCAACCTATGGTCAGTCAAGGCTTGGCGCAGTGACTGGATCGAGTTCGCTGCGAAAGCAGAGGAGTTCATGGAGTGGGCTCAGACTAATGAGCTGAATCTCTACAATGAGATCTCAGACTGGGTGAAGCAGTTGTGCCTGCTCGGGACGTCGGTTCTCAAGACGCGATACCACCGTGAGGTGCAGAAAGTCTATGAGTTCCGTGAGGAACAGATGCAAGACGACACACACGGTGGAACGTTCGAGAGGAATACGACGATCATTATGTATGACAGTCCTAAGGTAGAACACGTTAATATCTGGGACTTCTACATTGACCCTAGCGCAGTCAGCATAGAGACTGCGGAATGGTGTGCGCATCACGTCCCGATCACCTGGCAAGTGTACAAGCAGAGAGTTCGGGACGGTGTGTACGCGGAGAATGCACGGGTCAGCGAGGGCTGGGCAACGAGCCGAGGCCACATGATCAAGCAATTTCAACAGGAGACTGTAGGCTACGAGCCGTTTCAGGGAGTGCACCTGGAGAACTACGAGTTCTGGGTGAAGTATGACATTGATGGAGATGGGGTAGACGAGGCGTTGGTTGTCACAATCCACGTGCCGTCAGGCGTCGTGTTGCGTGTAGACTTCAACCCGTTCTTTAACCAACTGCCGCCGTTCGACATCTGTCGCTTTGTCCGTGTGCCTAAGATGCTCTATGGTGTGGGCGTTGGCGAAATGCTATACTACGGCCAGGCCGAAGTCACCACGATGCATAACCAGCGCATCGACGCAATCACCGTGCGTAACATGCCTGTATTCTGGGCATTGAAAGGTGGTAGCGTGAAGCAAGACACACCAATCTTTCCTGGTGTGAAGTTGATGGTTGACTCCCCGAACCAGATTGGGGCGATCCCATTGGCCGCTGGGCCGTTTGTCTCCACTGCAAATGACGAGCAGATGGTCATGCAGATCATGCGTGAGCGGGTAGGTGTGAATGACTTCGTGATGGGTGGGGATGGCCCCGACGTGTCCTATGCCTCCGCTACCACGGCGCTGAACCAGGTCAAGGAAGGGAAGAAACGGTTCGATCAGACCAATCGAGAGATTCGTCACGCACTGAGCAGCGTAGGGACCAAGGTGTTAGAACTCTATCAACAGTTTAACCAACGAGGGAAAGCCTATGTAGCCTTGGGTGGCACAGATGGGGCAATCATGCAGAAGGTACTTAATTTCCCCTTGAACATTATCAGAGCTGGAATTATCGTTGACGTAGCTGCGACGAGTGCTGCCCTTAATAAAGAAGTCGAGGTGCGGACAAACACTCTCCTTATGCAAATGCTCTCGCAGCATGGTCAACAACAGCTGAACCTGATGATGCAGTTGGTCAATCCGCAGATCCCTGAGCCTGTGAAACAGTTAATCCTGACTCAGTTGCGGGCGGGCTCGATCATGATGAAGCGAGTGCTCGAATCTTACGACGTGCAAGATGCGGGCGACTTAATCACGGATTTCGCTGGAGCAAACGGTGGGGCTTCTGGACAACAATCTAACGGACCCGCAGCAGGCGGCGTTCAGGGAGATGCAGGATTCGGAGGGATGGGTGCTGGTCCACAGGGTTTTGCTGGACAGGCACCGGACGCATCAGCAGGCTCTCAGGGACAATTCGGTCCACAGTGAGATGCTAGTGTCTCAGGGCGCACTTCGCGAGGTTGAGTTACTACTCAACAATTTCAAGTTCACATCAGACAGGACTAGGTAACTCATGTCATCCCCCGTGCAGCCAGTTCCGGGACTAGGGTTCTCGTATGATCTATCAGACGTTCCGCCAGTGTCAGCGCCAGCGCCATCAGCGCCCACACCTGTCGCTGCTCCTCCAGCTTCTGTGGCTGTACCACCCGCACCCGCACCTGCCGCTGCGCCACCGTCAATTGCAGGAGGCGTTCTTGGTGGATCAAGCATCCCAATCGAGCTTCAAGGCAAGACCGTTGACGAAGCCATGGCAATTTACCGGGCTATGCGGCAGGATCATCTGGCGAGGTTTCAATCCCCACCGGCGCCGCAACGCGACATCCCAGCGGCCCAGCCAAGGCCGACTACAGCGGCAGCACCTGACCCAAGCTCTTTCTGGCTTGACCCAGAGAGCCGCATTGCGAGCATCGTCGACGCGAGGCTCAATGCTGCACTTGCTCCGGTAACGCAGCAGAGTATGCACACGGCAGCACAGTCAGCACGCAACACGGTGGCAGCTAGATTTGGAGAGAGCTATGCAGGGCTGGAAGGGAAGGTGCTAGAGAAGTTGCAGAACCTTGATCCGGGATTGTTGGCTGATCCAAACGCATGGGCTAATGCATACTACCTCGCCTATGGTGAGCAAGCAGCGGTGCAACAGGCAATGAACCAGCCTTTGTCCACGGCACCTGTAGTCAACGGAGCTTCGAATCCAGCTACAGCATTTCGACCCGCCGCTGCCTCGATGTTCACAGAGCCGGCTCGGGGAGGTACGGCAGCAATGGTTGGAAGCCTCTCTCCAGCTGAGATGGTGGTGGCGCAGAAGATGGGCATGAGTACTGATAGCTACTTGACATGGAAAGGAGGCAAGCGTGGTTAGTCCCACTGGCCCAGTTCCAACTCCCCCCGCTGTGGAGACCCACCAGAGGGAGTATGATGATATGGCCTCTGTGCTTGGTCTTGATCCAGGCACCACTGACCCGAACAAGGAGTATCGGTGGGTCAATCGGAGTGCGGTCAAGGTTGCTAGGGCGAAGATCAAAGGCTACTCGATGGTTCGCAGGGGTGACGTAACCCCTCTGGTTGACGTGGATATCGGTCCGGACAACTCTCTTCTGGCAGGTGATCTAGTCTTAATGTCCACAGACAAAGCTGTGTACAAGCGCCGTAAGCAGAAGGAACAAGATCTGACGTTGAGCCGCACGCAGAGGGCAGGCGAGGAATCCCTGGAGAAAGGAAAGCGACTTGGGATCAAAACGTTCCGAGATGACTCGGACACAGACTAGGGTAAAGAAAGATGAGCTTTCGACTTGGTGAGGTGAGGAAGGTACTTCCTCGCATCCGTCAGCGCGCTCTTGCAAACGCGAACCCAATGACCATTGGGGCTCTCCTGCTTGTGAATGGCGCTGGCTTGTACGATGAGTGTGGTGCAGATCCGTCGGTGGTTGCGGCCATTACCCTGAGCCCAGCTGGCCCAGGTTCTGGCCCCGAATTCCCTCTGGGCTCGAGAGAGTTCCCACCTGGCTTTATGCAGGGTGTGGTGCTCGACTCGTTCATCGACTACATCGCATTGTATGTGGGGACCCTGGGCACTGTAGGAACGAACTACGGTGTGACCAAGGGCGCTGACGGTGTATGGCGCGTTGACTTTGGTAAGACCGGTGGTACTGCCCGGGTTCGACTCGTAGAGGTGCTCGACTCAGCCCCACTGTCAGACCCTCGCGTAGGCGTGCGGTTCCTGGCTGCAAACATTCAGCAAGCCTAAGGAGACAAACAATGCCAGTGGTACGCGGTACTTATTCGGAGCTCTTAGCTCCTGGTTTGATCATGAAGTCCTTTGATCGCCTGCGAGAACGTCCTGAAATCTTCTCAAGGTTCCTGCGAGTCCTTGATTCAAAGAAAGCGTATGAGGAAGACTTCGCACATTCAGGGCTTGGCCCGCTGACGGAAAAGCCAGAGCTTGAGTTGGCCATCTTCGACCAGCCAAACCGGCTTGGCCTGAAGCGGTACATTCACAAGAGCTTTGGCCTGGCTATCGCTTTCTCTGAGGAAGCACGTGATGACGACCAGTATGGGTTCATCATGCAGATGGCTGGGATGCTGGGCCGCTCGAGCCGATGGACAACAGAGCTCTGGGGTCATGATCCACT